ATTCATTCTGTTTAGTTTCACGATCATAGTATTTAACACCAAGACGAACACCAAAACCTGTAGACTCACCAGCTTGAAAGATTGAAGCGTTTTTATTTAATTTACCTACTATTGTATGGGCCATTTTTATTCTCCTATTTAATTAAAATTGTAGTTTCACCGCGCTCAATTCTAGCGCCTGGTATTTCTTTGCCTGCTTTTAAGTCGCGCTTGATTGCGTTTTTATCAATCTTTGTAACAACTTCAACCTGAGCGTATTCATCTGGTATTATCAATTCGTCATCAATAACAACACGCTCAGAGCCTTTTCTAAGTGACGCAGTAAAAAGCGGGCATTCTATTTTATTAATTCCACTTTCTTGCATATTAAAAAGCAAGTATTGACGCATGGATTTTTGTCTATTTGCTATTGCAGCCTTGCGAGCTTTTAAGCGATTTATTTCATCGTCAATGGTGCTTGTGTCACCGTTTAAATTTTCGATAACCTTTAGCAGCGCAACTGCTTTATCATTAAACTCGCCCCCAACAGCCTCAAGAGTATCTTTTAATGTTTGCTCGTCAAAGTCACTTGATTCAAGCTCTTTTAAATTGCCTGTCAATTCGTAAAGTTTAGCCATTACTTTCTAACTCCTGCTTTCTTGCGTCTTTAGCCTTTGTGAAAGCCTTAACGCCTTCTTCATCGTTTCTTCTTTGGCACTTTCTAACATGACCAGTAAATGCAGTTTGAAGCGCGTTAAGTGTTGCTAGGTGCTGATAGGTCGCAAGCTCTTTTTGCTTCCACTCTTCATACTCTTTGGCTTGCTTAACTATTTCAGCATCTTTATCATCTGCTTTTTTAAGTGCTAGTTCGTTGTTTAGCTCTTGCAGGTATTGGTTATCTTCAAACATACCCATGAAAACATCTGCGTTAAAGCCAAGCTTAGATAAAGCTTTACTAACAGTGTTAGTCTCGACCTTCTTTGCAAAGTCTATATCAACACGCTTTTTATCACCCGCTCCTGTAGTTGCCTGGATTGCGTTTGATATTGGAAACTCGACGCGCTCGCCACTTAGCAAGTAAAAAAACCTTGCCTTGTGCATTACAACGCCAAGCGATTCAAACAGGCTCATATCGAAATCTGAGGCGCTTAAACCAAAACCCTTGCCGTATGGGCCAAATACTTTTGTAGCCTCTTTGAGTTGATACTGAGGGCTTACTGCTGTATACCCGCCGCGTTGGTTTACTTTCTTGGTGTGGCTAAGGTCTGTTTTTTCTACCTGTGACCAAATATTTAAATTCTCATTGCTCATTACTTGCCCCTTACTTTTTAATTATTTTCTTAGCTAGCTTAATCGCATGATCTTCAATAACCCGCTTTTCTATGTATTTCTGCCTGCTCATGCCTAACCTTTCAGCCTCAGCTTTGATTAGCTCGTTCTGTTCGTCTGGTATCTTTGTTGTAAATGCTTTCATATCAACCTCGTCTGTTTTGATGTGGTAATTATAGTCATACAATTAGATTCAAATCAACCCCCAAATTAAATCTATTCCATATTGCACAATTAAACCGCAACTGCTACAGTTACCGAAACTTAATAGGAGATAGTAATGGATAAACAACTTAAAAAATATTGCGAAGACAACCAAACCGCAATAGCTATGAGAGCAAGTAAAAGTGGTGAAGCTTTAATTTACGTAAACCCAAGCGCAGATAGTAAAGAGGTTTCTAAAAGTCTAATGATTGCAATGACTGAGATATTGAAAATTAAGGATGGCGAACAATGATTAAACTACCCACTAAATTCACACAACTAAACGAGTTCCAGGCCCAAAGCCTTTTATACGCAACACGCGAAGCTATGGAGCTACGCAAAAACAACAAGGTAAATACACGCACAATTGAAGGTAATTGCAACCTGGTATTTACCTTTAACTTTACCGATGCAGGCCATACATTGGTTGATTGGCAAGAAATCTAATACAGGAAACTAAGAATGAAAAAATTACTACTAGCAACAGCGTTACTTACTTCACTTTCAGCAACAGCTAAAAAGCCAATAGACGGAAAGATTGAGCACATTAAAAACATGGAAGCAGCGCAAGCGGTGGCGGAACTTGTTGAGGCTTATGGTTATAGATGCGACTCTATCAGCTCATTCCTACCTTTTGTGTTTGGTCGAGGTTATACACTTAGATGTAATGGATTGAGATATACATACGAGCTTACTGATAAGGGTGGTAGATGGGTTGTGAAAGTTAAATAAACAAAACCACCACAACCAGCCGCTTAATTGCGGCTTTTTTGTGTCTGGGTGTTGACACGATATTATGCACAGTGCATAATTGCTTAAACACACTAAATAAAGGTAATTAAAATGAATATGACAAAAGAAGACTTGATGGATTTAATCAAGTATTGCAACACACAAAGACATAACGATGAAAGGGTCATAAGAAGAATTAAGCGAAACTACAAAGGTATTATGGAGAGATACAATCAAATTCCAAAAGAGCTAATAAGCGAAGATGGGATCATGTCACCAGATGAAGAAATTCAAATGCTTGTAGATTCCAAGGCTAAAGCAACAATACTTAAAAAGAAACTTGAATTAGAACTTAGAAAATAAAAGCCAGTCGGCAAACTGGCAATTTAGCAGGATAAAACGAGGTAATTGTAACATGATTAAATTTGAAAGCGAAAAACACTTAGAAGACTTTATATGTGAAAACCTAGATGAGGGCGTTTGCGTTGTTGATAAGATAGATTTTGACACTTACAAAAGGCAATACAAGTGTGGTAACTATGGGGTTGCTGATATCGTGGCCTTTAACTGTGTTGAAATAAATGGCAACCCAGAAGTGCTTGAAATATACATTTACGAACTTAAAAACGAAAAGTTTTCAGTAAAACACTTGTCTCAGGTATCAAGGTATTACACTTACTTTAGAAGAATGGCCGAAGACATTTACCCTGATTTAACGATAAGCATATACCCTAGCGTTGTCTGCCTTGATGATGGCCTTTCCGATGATGATTATATATCGAACATGGAGGATTTCAGCATACCTATTTATAAGTATTCTGTATGCCCGAAAAGCGGTTTTAGAATAACTCAGTCTCAAGGAATAAAATTAAAGACGGAATCAATTGCAGAGTGCGATCATGTAAATGAACTTATGGGTGTTTAAATGACTATTTACAAATCAAGTGCCGCAGATAAATACACGGTGATACCAAACGAAACAATGAGGGATAATTCAATATCTTTCGAGGCTACAGGGTTGCTTTGCTTTCTGTTAAGCCTGCCTGCTGATTGGGCCATACATAAAAGCTGGCTACAAAAACAAAAGTTAGGTTGCGGACGGGACAAATTAACCAGATTAATATCTGAGCTTGAGGAGGCTGGCTATATAAAGCGCGAAGTTTCACAGCTTGAAAATGGCAAGTTAAACGGTTATGACTGGTATGTTCACCCAACCGCATTACTGAAAAACCGTAATACGGATAACCCGACTGACGGAAAACCCGCAACTACAAAAGAAAGATCTTTAAAAAAGAAAGATTCTACAAATTTAGATCAATCAAAGATTGCTCGCGCAAAACTTGAAGAAGATAGCTTTGAATATTGGTGGAAAGCCTACCCAAAGAAAGTTGCAAAAGCATCAGCTCTTAAATCTTGGAAAAAGGTTATTAAGAAAATGGATGATGAAACAGTAACAGAGCTAACCAATCACATTGTTAGCGATGTTGAATTTAGACTTAAAGACTTGGAAAGTGGCAATGATAGATTTATCGGCTTTGATAGACTTCACGCAACAACATATTTAAACCAGGAGCGTTACAACGATGATTATTGATAACTTATGGGCCGTACTGTCTACAGCGCTTTTAAAAGGTGTAAGCCCAAAAACTAGGGAAGCTTTAAACATAATCACCGAGGATATGATTGAAGATAAGTTTTCGCTTGAAGTTTACAAGACGATTAAACAGCTAGATCAATTTGGTTCAACTGTTAGCCCTATGGCCGTTGATGATGTTGCCAGTGGAAAGCTTGAGTATTCAGATTTAATTGAAGCAACGCAAAAAGCTGGAACAACATCAGATCCAATTTATTCAGCAATACAAGTTAGAGCAATGCACAATGACAAACTTGCAGCTAACGAGTTAAAAAATATCTTAGGAATGATACAGGGCGGTAAACCGTTTGAGCGTGAAACTGTCAGCCAATCATTAGGCGAGCTAAGCCAATTGCTTGCGCCAGAAGTTAAAAGCAAGCCAAAGCCGTTTAGCGAGTTCGTTACTGGTTACATTGACGTTATAGAGGAAAGACAAAAGAACCCGCAGGGAAGCTATCTTGATATTGGCCTAAATGTAATCGTTGAAAAGGTTGCTCTTGTTGTTGCTGGTGGTCAACCTGGTATGGGTAAAACTGCGCTCGCATTATTCTGTAATCGCTACGTTGCACAGCGGGGGCTAAAAACGCTTATGTTTTCTCTTGAGATGGAGGGTGGGCAATTGTTTGAGCGTGAGGTTGCAGCATTTGCAAAGATACCAACAAGAAGACTTAAAAAGGTCGGTGAAGAGGATTTGACTGATTTGCAATGGGCGCAATTAACCAAAAGCCTTGATGACTTAGACAAGCAACAAATTTTTATTGATGATGACCCAATGCTATCAATGCCAATACTTCAAAAGAAGTGCAGAGAGTTTAAAGAGAAGCATCCAGACCTAGCTTTGATAACTGTTGACTACTTAACGCTGATGAAAATGCCTGACGCTTATTCTAGAGCGCTTTCAGTAGGTGAGGCTACTAGACAGATGAAGTTGCTAGCAAAAGAGCTTAAAACGCCCATCCTGTTGCTCTCACAGCTAAACCGTGAAGCAGATAAAGCCCTAAGAGAGCCAAGGCCGTCAGATTTGCGAGATTCAGGCTCAATTGAGCAAGACGCTGATATTATCGTATTCCCTTATCGTGAGGAGGTTCACAAACCAGAATCAAATAACAAAGGGCTAGTGAAAGTAATCAAGGCAAAAGTGCGAGATGATGAAGTTGGTGAGCATATTTTAAGCTTTGAGAATGGCGCTATGTACGAATCAAATAGGGATTGGGCTGAAACTATTGAGGAAGATTCAAACGGATTTGTACCAAGGAAGAAATTCTAATGAAAAACGATGCACAAAAACAATTTGAAAATCACTGCTCAGAACACCTGGATATGCGCCATCATTTACCGATAGCGCAACAGGTCTACAAAGAGGCATACGATGCAGAGCCTACCGAAGTTAAAAAAAGAAACATGGCTTTTAGAGCTATGAATACATATTTAAGACGACAGCTTGAATCTATAGGTTGGGGTAATTGGCGACCAGACGAAAAAGGAAACAAGCCAAAACGAGTAGCACCGCAACAAGGCAAATTAACAGATTCAGAACGCGCAGCAGTAGCGCATAAATCAACAAAAGAAATACCGAAAGGTATGGGTATAAAATTAGATTGGTAAGGGGTAGAAGATGCTAAGTAAAAACACAAAACCAAACGCAGAGGAAAAGGCGTGGCTTAAAGCTGTAGCTGATTTTCATAACGAGCATGGAGTAGGTTATCTATTCGGCGATATGTGGAATGATGCGCCATTCCAAATCCATCATG